TTATTAGAAAAAAGAAAAAAGAATTTAAATAGAGATTATTACTATCTTTGTATTGATAAAAACGATACAAAGAATGTTTTATGTAGAGGATTAAAAGAAGTGGTTGAATGGAGAACAAATCCATCTAATAATCTACAAATTAATTGGGAAAAAGAAAAGAAAACTAAACCTAGGAAACAATCTTTTGATAAGAGTTATGACCTAATTATGACCTTATTACAAGAGTGTTTTAAAAAAGATATGAGGAATAAAATAGACTTTTTAAGTTATGGATTAAAAAAATCAGAAAAAATATCTTTACAGCACATTCTAGCGACTTGACAATTTAAACAAACTATTATATAATGGAGACTATATTATGAAATACAATGAAGAAAAAATACTAAAAGAAATTTCAGACTATATCAAATCAACTTACGGTCAGCACTATTCTACTGGCACAGGTGGGTTTCAAGTACAAGATTTATTTAAAACATTAAACATTGGTAAAGACTTTTGCCACGCTAATGCAATTAAATATTTGTGTAGATATGGAAAGAAAAACGGATATAATCGTGCTGACTTGCTAAAAGCAGTACATTATGTTATACTATTATTAAACTATGATAAGGAGAAAGTGAAATGAAGTTATCCAGTGATACAATTAATGTCCTAAAAAATTTTAGTGATATTAATGAGAATATCTTATTTAAACCAGGCAAAGAAGTTCAAACAATTTCTGGTATGAAAAATATTCTTGCAAAAGCAACAATAGGTGAAGAGATACCACAAGAGTTCGGTATTTACAATCTTGCAGAATTTTTAAATGTGATTGGTACATATAGTAGTCCAATTATTAAATTTACTGATTCTCAATCTTTAGTAGTTGATGATGAAAAAGATTCATCACCTGTTAAATATAATTTTTCTGAAAAGTCGGTATTGAATACTCCAGAAAAAATGATACAAATGCCTAGTGTTGATTCTACATTTGAATTAAAAAATGAATCTCTACAAAGGGTAATGAAGAGAGTTAATACTCTTGGATTGCCAGATTTAGCATTTAAATCTGAAGATGGTGAAATAAAATTAGTTGCTTCTGATAAAAAAGATCAAAACTCTAATACTGCTTCAATCGTAATAGGTAAATCTAATATAGATTTTATAGCATATCTAAAAACTGAAAATCTAAAATTTGTACCAGATGATTATACAGTAGAAATATCTTCTAAAAAGATAGCACACTTTATTAACAAAAACAAACCAATTGAATATTGGGTTGCATTAGAACCTGATAGTGAATTTTAATTATGCAATTCAGTAAAACTGAATGGCACTCCGTTGCTTCGGAATTTAAATATGATGTAGATGACGAAGCAATCATAGAGGAGTTTGGTTCGGTCCAAAGATTTAAAGAAATCATATCACATCAGGAACAAGAGTTTCGTTCTAGTTTAGAACCACAAGGTGAAGAACCTACAGATGAAGAAAATGATAAGTTTTGGGAATTTGTTGGTCAGTTAGATTATGATAGAGAAGATGATTGGTGGACCGATAGAAAAGGTGGTTATGATGTCACTATTAAATATGATGAAGATGAAAAAAAATAAAGTGAGGTTTATATTATGTCAGATTTTTTATGGGTCGAAAAGTACCGTCCCAAAACAATAGAAGATTGTATTTTAAGTGAAGACTTAAAAAATACATTTACGGAATTTCTAAAACAAAAAGAAATACCAAATTTACTTTTATCAGGTAGTGCTGGTACTGGTAAGACCACAGTTGCTCGTGCATTGTGTGAAGAATTAAAAATTGATTATATCGTTATCAATGGTTCAGATGAAGGTCGTCATATTGATACATTAAGAAATCAAATCAAAAATTTTGCTTCAACAACTTCTTTATCTTCCGAAGCAAATCACAAAGTAGTAATTATAGATGAGGCAGACTATATGAATGCTGAATCTGTACAACCTGCTTTAAGAAATTTCATTGAAACATTTTACAAAAATTGTAGATTTATCTTTACTTGTAATTACAAAAACAAGATAATACCTGCCTTACATAGTCGTTGTACCGTTATTGACTTTAGAATCGTAAATGGTCAAAAAGTCAAAACGGCAACAGCGTTATTAGAAAGACTTGGTAGAGTGTTAGATGATGAAAAAGTTCCTTATGATAAAAAGGTCTTGGCAGGGTTAATTCAAAAACATTATCCAGATTTTAGAAGAACAATTAATGAATTACAAAGGTATTCTGTAAGAGGTAAGATTGATAGTGGAATACTCACATCTATTAGTGAAATCAACTCTAAAGCGATCATAGACGCATTAAAGAAGAAGAATTATAGAGATATGAGAACGTGGGTCATACAGAATTTAGATAAAGACCCAGCACAAATATTCAGAAATCTTTATGATACATTATATTCAAACTTGCAACCACCTTCAGTTCCACAAGTAGTTTTGATAATTGCAAACTATCAATATAAAAATGCTTTTGTAGCAGACGCAGAAATTAATCTACTAGCGTGCTTAACTGAAATTATGTTGGAGTGTAAATTCAAATGAGTATAAGATGTTATGATACAGACGTTGCTAAGTATAAAGAACGTCTTACTAATCCTAAAAAACAGAAAAAAATAGAAGTACAAAGTTTCTATGACCCTTATGTATTAGGATTTAGTATAGGTTGTAATGGTACATATCATAGAACAGATACGTTTAATACTTTTATAAAAGAACCTTGTTTGTTTAGAGGTATGGGTAAATCACCTCAAATAAAACAATGTATTGAAAACAATATTGATTGGTATTATATTGATACAGGATACTTAGGTAATGATAAGTATAAAACTTGGCACAGAATTAGTAAGAATAATTTTCAAGTTCAAAACATTATGGATATTAAAGATAGTCAATTAGTACCAGATGACATAAAAAGATTTGAAAAAAACTTTGGTACAATTAAACCAGGTGTAAGAACATATGGAAACAAAATTTTAATTGCACCACCTAGTCAAAAAGTATTTAATCATTTTGGTGGTGACGCAAAAGCATTTACTGATAATCTAGTTGAAAGATTAGAAGAAGTAACTGATAAAGAAATTGTTAAGAGAATGAAACCTACAAGAGGTGAAAGATTACAATATAGTTTAGTAGATCAATTAAAATCAGATAAGTATGGATTATTAATAACATTTAATAGTATCGCTGCTGCTGAAGCAATTATTGCTGGTTATCCTGCAATTGTTTTAGGACCAAATGTAGCACACCAATTATCAGGAATAACTATTGATGAGAAGTCAGTTAATGAACCATATATGCCTGATACTGATACTGTAAATGCTTTCTTATTGAGATTGTCATTGTGTCAGTTTAATCAGAATGAAATACTATCTGGTTATGCTTGGGAGACTTTACAAAGATTACAAAAAAATCAAAAACATATTACAACATATGCGGATATGGTATAGAAGTATTACGCCACGTTGCCAACGTGGAGATGGCGGAGCGTTACCGCCTATCCGCTCCAAAAAATTATGTACGAATTAAGAGAATATTTAAACGCTATAAACTACGATAAAAAACCACTATTAAATAGTGATGATCCTGTATGGGAAAAGAAGTATATGCCTTTTATCATAAATCGTTGTTTATCAATGCATATGGACACTATATTTGCTGCTAATGAAATGAATAGCAGATCCTTTCTTTCAAAGAAACTACAGTTTGATTTTTTAATAAATATAATCAGAAAACGAAAACGTTACGGTGAGAAACGTATTAGTACGAAACTTGCCAATATGGAATATGTGAAAGAGTTTTTTGGTTATAGTAATACAAAAGCAAAAGACGCTCTTAACATACTAACAAAAGAACAAATTGAACAAATTAAGAAAACCTTGTATAAAGGTGGGAGAAAGTAATGAGTGAAGAAATACAATGGTCGCCAGAAAGTATGTTAGAGGTGACATTAAAACAACCAGACGATTTTTTAAAGATTAGAGAAACACTTACTAGAATAGGTGTAGCATCCAGAAAAGACAAAATCTTATTTCAATCTTGTCATATTTTACATAAACAAGGTAAATATTACATTACACATTTTAAAGAATTATTTGCTTTAGATGGTAAGAAATTTAC